CGTCTGCGTAGAAGACGAACACGGTTGTAACTTTGTTGCCGTTGTAGGCATGTGCAGCGCCGGAGGTTTTGAACAGCATGGCGCTAACGTCGAAGCTTTCGCGACCACGGTTGCCAATCATGGCATCGGCAAAGCCTACCGCGTAAAACGGAACTTGCTTGGCTGCTGCTTCGGGGTGGTGCAGGCGGTACAGGCGCATGGTGAAGTCCTTTTGTGCGTTGGTGTAGGGCCATTGTACAGACGTGCATCACACACGTCTACACTATTTCCGATGTTTTACGGTTAGTACACCAGCCCGACGGCCAGGGCCTTTTCGTACTCCTCGGCCTCAATGAAGGCGATTACTGCCAGGGCCTGGGCATACTGGCTGAGGCTGCACTCAGTCGGGTTGGTGGCGTACTGCACCGCCACTTCGTACAGTTCGCGCACCGCGCTAAGCTTGTCCAGCGGTTCCACGGACGGCTGTGCCCACAACCGGCCAGCGTTGGCCTCGTCGGCGCAGTGCTGCGCGGCCTTGGTGACCAGGGTTGCAACCTGGGCGACCACGCTAGGGGTCTGCACGGCCAGGGCGTACAAGGTCAACTCATACGTCTGGTTGTTGGTCTTGGCGACCAGCTTCACCGCGTCCTCGGTGGCGATGCGCAGGAACTCGGGGGAGGACAGGAAGGCGGCAGCGGTGTAGACCTTTGTGGCAGGTGGTGTGCAGTTGGTGCAGCCTGGGCAGTTACCGGCCAGACCTTCGTTCTCTGTTCCCCGGCAGGTGTACTCGGCAGGCTCGTTGGCTAACAGGGCGTCCACGTCCAGCAGTTCGGCCGAGGCAGAGGCCGGTGCCGGGGCTACTTCGGCACAACCAGATTCGATCATTGCGAGGCGCATGGCGTAACGAAGCTGTACAGCGCGAATGGCTTCGGAAGGGCGTGCGCCAACGATACGGCGGAGTTCCGCGTGGTCCTGCATAGTGACGTACTTCGCCTTAATTTCGGCCAGCTTAACTTCAGCCAGTGCGTTCAGTTCTTTGCGAGTGATAGCCATGTTGTAAGTCCTTGTGATGCACCGTGTTGGTGTGGGAGCCATTATGCCAAAGGTGCCTAACACCTGTAAACCACTTTTTTCAGAAATATCGCAAAAAAATTGAGGCCCTGTAAGCGCGCCTGCGCCACGTTCGGCACCCAGGTAACCCACTTGCCTGGGTTTGCAGCTAAAACCCGCCAAAACGCAGCAGCGGGCCTAGCTGCCTTCGGGTGCCATGCACCACCCAGGCAACTCGCCTGCCGTACCCACCCTGGTGCCCATTGGCGAGTCGCACCATAGGCGATGCAGCACCGCCTCTATCCCGTCCAGGGCTTTCAGAGTGCTTTGTACATCTATATGGTGCCCGAACTCCAGGCGCACCGAACCAACGTATGGCCCGAGCCCGTACCCACTTAGATACATGTCCCAGATAACCACAACCGTGGCGAGCGGTGCCTCCTGGTTTACCAACCATCCAGGGCCTTTGCTTTGTTCGGGCGACACTACATGTGGCGCGCATCGACTGTTGGCAAGTATCTGGCCCAGGTTGGCGACGGCGGTTTTACTGTACACTTCTTTAAACGATAGCATCTTAATTCTCCCACAACTTAAATTCTGGTACTGCACCACGGCGCATGGCAGCGAGGCGCTCCTCTAACTCCCGCTGTTCGCGAGCGTCCTCGGCCGCACGGTCGTAAACCTGGGGCTGTACCTGGGGCGTGTACTGTGTCTGGTAGTCCTGGTTCCCGATGTGCTGTAACAGCGTTACCAAGTTACCAGGGGCGGCACTGTGGTTATCCTCGGCAACTTCGGACATAAGCCCGGCAGGTAACAACCCGTCCAGGCCGTCGCACTGCGCCGACTGGATAGGGTAGGCAGCAGCGTCTAGAGGTTGGTGTGCAACTTCGGCCGCGACACTAACTTTGCTGAGGTATGGCTTCGGCGTTAGTGGGTCTGTCCAACTAGGCGCCTTCTTTAGCTTTTTAAGTTTAACCCCAGCAGCCTCTAACATGGCAGGGACGTTGAACTTTACGAAGTCGCTAACGTCGCTTTCGTGCGGGCTGTATTGCATGGCGCGCAAGTCGTCCCAGTCGGTGAACAGGGCAGTGGTCGCACTGTACAGCCCCAGCTCCCGCCAGTTGTGGAAACGACGTGGCCCGCCCAGGGTAACCCACCAGCCACCAGCCTCGGGGCAGTACATTACAGCCCTGATATAGTTCGCCCGACCTACAGCAGCCTTCGCAGCAGCCAGGGCAGTCGCATGGGCTTCCAAGATACCTTTGTTCGTGCGGTTCAAACCCTCTAGGCACGCTTCGGCCAAATGCGCGTCCACGTTGCCAACCCACACGAAGTTCTCCCACTGCACCATAGTCGGCAACTTGTTGGCGAACGCCTTGGCACCCATAGGGATGCTAGTGCGCACGAGGTGAACTCGCCCAGGCACAGTATCGGGCAGGCTGTGGAAATACCCAACACTAGGCGAAGGGATGGATTGAACCAGTTCGGCCGCACTGCTGTTAATGTAGTGGGGTTCAATAAGTGGGACGGGGTTAGACATAACGGCAAGCCTCGGAACAGGAAATAACCACAGGAGCCGGTGTCGGCTTTACCTGGGCAGGTGCAGTGCAGCCACCATAGTTAGACAGGACAGCCCAGCAGAACAAGTGCGAGCAGACTTTAGCAGCCAACAGCACCAGGGTGACCCAGGCCAGCACACGGCAGGCCCACCAACCAGCAAGACGCAACACATACCTAAGCGACTTCATAACATCTCCTTGATGTAACTAGCATGGCACCACCCAGGCCACCACTGTGGTTAACGGGTGCTTTTTGTAGTGGGCAAGATTACAGCAGCGTGTAAGGTGGTTCAAGATATAATGCTGGCGCGATTACCAGGGCAATACCAGGGCAAGGCAGGCCACTAGCAACTAGATACATAAAAGGCTGAAAAACACCCCAAAAGGCTGTTTTGTATAACGGGCGTTGGGTACATATATGCGTAATGCAAACACCCCCTATACGACGGGTGTTTAGTGCAAAGCGGCCTAAACAACCACCGCGAAAAAAACAACATTTGGTGTCCTAAGCCAATTAGATGTGGGTGCAGGTTACAACAGGGCGTATAAAAATAAATAAAAACTACAACTAGAAGTAAATAGGCTGTAAGTACTGTAAACATTAACTATAACTACTATATATCTATACTATATATATACATCTACTTACTAACTGCGTTTTTATTTTGCTGTATAGGAAAATCGGTTAAAAAATAACCAACCCCAGATCTACACCTGTTACCTGTGGATAACTTTTTGGATGGGTTGGGCTTGCCCAGGCAAACGTCTGCTCCCTGGTAGACGTAATTCCGATTCGGAGCAGCCAGGGTGAAGGTCGGCAAAAATAATTTTAAAAAAGTTCAAATATCGGGGAGACGGTTCGCGGTGATAGGCCCATACTGTGTTCAAGCAAGGCAAAACGCCTCAGCACAAAGGAGCAACAGACATGGCTACCACCAAAAGCATTTTCGAGAAGACCTACATGACCACCGCACAGGCTGAAGCTGCTGCTGTTAAGGCAATGGGCGCCACCTGGGCAGACGCACACGAAGTAGTCGCAAACGGCAAGCGCTTCGCAGTAGCTGCTAAAATGTTCGACGAGTCGCCAAAAGCAGCCCAGGCCCGCGTTGAAGACCTTAAGGCCCGCTTGGCTGCTAAAAAGCCCCTGGTAGCCGAAGTGGCAGAAGTGGCACCGGTCGCAGCACCTGCACCCCTGGTAGTTCCAACCCTGGCAAAACTGGAGCACGAAGAAATGGGCAAAGCACAAGCGGTATTAGCAAAGGCGCTGGACGCACTGCACCAAGTAGAAAAAACCGTCCACGACGTGGCCGAGAACCTTACCCTGGCGCAAGCCCTGGCCGAGTCGGGCGAAACCCTGGACGACCTTAAGGACGACGGCAAGGCGCCTGCACGGGTGGGTAACAGCGGCTGTGGGCACACCAACTGCCCAGGGTGCGGCATCGACCTGGACAATGGCGTATGCGACTGGAACAGCATGGTAGAGCTGCACGGCAGCAAGGCCCGCGACTACCAGCAGCACGAATGGTCCTGTCTGGCCTGTGGTGCAGAGTGGGGCGCTAAGCGCGCAGGCATTAACATCCAGAAAGACCGCCAGGAGCAAAACGGTGTTACCCGTCCAAGCGAAGGTGGCGTGTGTGCAGCCATCTGGGCAGAGTGCGACAAGCGCGCTGTAGGCGGCATGGTGCCACCGGTTAAGGAAATGAAGGCCTGGGCACTGGCCGAAGGCGTGGACCAAACCACCTGCCTCATCCAGTACTACCAGTGGCGCAAGTTTAACGGTGTAGTCGGTCGCGCCAAGGAGATGCCAGCCAAGTAAGACGAGCACCCAGCCCAGGGACCACTCCATGTGGTTACCTGGGCATATTTACGCCTAAAATAAATCTGTATCTAGGTAGATGCACGGGCGAAAAGTCCTGTACAATGCACCTACACCAACGCAACAACACAAGGAATTAACATCATGTGCAAACGAATTAGCGACAAACTGGACAACCTCAGCGAACGCGCCTTCATGGCCCTGGTAGTGGGCGTGTCCCTGGCAGTGGTAGGCGGTGGCCTCCTGGGCATGGCTGTGCTACTCAACATCTACCTCGCCCCTTTCGCACGCTAACCAACACAGGCCCTGTTGCCAGGGCCTCACCAGGAGACAAACCATGCACCCTCTCGAAACTACCCTCTACGTCGTACTCGCCCTGGGTATAGATCTGGCTGGCCTGTACTACACCCTGTCTGGTATCGAGCCACACGGCTGCACCCTGGCTGTCGCGGGCATGCTGGTGGTAGGAGCCATCGCCCTGGTGCGCTGCACCTGGATAGGCGGAGCACACAGCAGAGAGATGAAACGTATAAGAAAAGAAATAAATAGAACTAAATGGTAACGTCCCCGTCCCACCAGGGCCACCCAGGCCCCTCCCCTAACCCAGGAGACCCCCCGAGGGGGATACCTCTAAACTAGAGGAATCGCGGGCCATCCCCGCCCCAGGGGGCTACCCCTCAAAATGATTCAGTTTACACCTGTTCACCCACCATCACATCACAATACCCTCACCCATCTTCCTCATCCCGCCACCTGAGCGGTACATCAGCCGCCGTGACACCTATCGCGCCCACTGTGGTTATTCAGAAACTTCCGCAATAAAATCTTGAACTAAGCGTTTCCCTTCTATATATTGGCTCCTGTTGCCACTAACCAACCAGCAGGAGCTACAATATGCGCGTCACCGAAGGCTACACCGTATTTTCGCCTAACGACATCAACGATTACTTCAACGATCAGAACCGCGATGCACTGAACACGCTGTCTGCTTACATCGCCGAACGTCGTGCGGCCGATGGTAAGAGCCCACGCGGCGCTGTCACAGTGGTGGAGCACAGCAACCCTGTTATTACCCAGGTGCGGGAGCTTCTCGACGTGCAAGAACTGAACGATCGCGAGCACTTCTTCAGCCATGTGACGCCTACCCACCTGCTGATCATCATCCAAAACGGCAACCGTGGCGCCAAATCGGACTATTTCGACGGTTACACCACCACTGGTACGTCGGATGCAGACTACGCCCACTTCACCCGCACCGGGTCGGTCTGGAGCCCTGCCAACAACATGGTTCAGGCGATGAACCTGGCAGCCCAGTTCGGCATTATGGTCAGCGCCATCCCGGTCGCGCGCCCGATTTCGGTCGTTATCAACGGTGAACTGGAATCTTACGAGCTGGCAGCCGGTGAAGAAGCCGATTACAGCACCCGCCTGAACAATGGTGTCCTGTTTGCCGTGCGCCGCCTGCTGGAAGCCCAGTACAATGTCGCTTTTGTCTGAGCCGATCCCTGTCCAGCAGCAACCCGACAACAACCCTGACAAAATCCCTTACACTGAACGAAGGAGACGCGGCATGACCGCCCACGCTACCCGCTCCCACGCTGAAAGCATCATTATCGTCCAAGGTAACATCAACAAAACCAAGAAAGACCGCCGTTCGGACGATAACACGAAGGTGGGCGTGTGCCTGGGCGACCTTGTCGGTGTTATGACTGAGCTGGCCTACCGTGGGCGCAAGCTGGAAGCGCAAACCAACCGCCTGGACAACGTCAAACTAGTTCACCAGGACAAGTTCGGCACTGTTTGCGGCAAGGATGACACTGGCAACTGCTTCCAGGTGTGCATCGCCACGGTTACAGGCGTCCCGCTGGAAGAAGTACCTCACTTCTACAGTATGGTTGAAGAACACGAGATTGATAAGGCTAATCGCTTGATTGCCAACTGGCTCGGCGGCAAAGGCTTCATGATGGCTTACTACCCGTACGAAGTCGTCAAGGAAGGCCTGGAAGCGGGTTGGTTCTACGCTGGCTCCGAGAAAGAAAAGATCGTTGTCATTGCTACCGGCGACTCCCCTCGGGGTAACTGGAAGCATGCGGTTGTCGGTATCCTGGACAAGGACGCCCCACACGGCTGGACTATGATCCATGACCCGCACCCGAGCGGCGCAGGCCTGGAAATCACCACGGGCATCGAAGTCGTTTCCAAAACTATGCGTATCGGAGCATAACCACATGACCCCTGAAAACAAAGCCCTGCTGGAAGCGTATCCTCAGTATTACAAGGATGTAAGTCACCTGGAAGTGATTGATGTCTATCGTATCCTTGAGCTGTACGGCGTCACCGACCCCACTGCCCAGCACTCGCTCAAGAAGCTTCTGTTGTCCGGCCAGCGCACTGGCGGCAAGACTGCTGAGAAAGACCTGAAGGAAGCCCGCGACACGCTGTCCCGTGGCCTGGAGATGCGCAAGGAAGACACGAACAAGGGCTTCAACCAACTGAGCCAAGCAATGATTGAATCGCTTTCGGTGGGTTCTTCGTTGTCTCGTGGCGCTGCACCTGTAGCGCCTGCACCTGCTGCCTATGGCCCTGCCCCTGTATCTGGCCTTGGGATGTGCAGCATCACCGGTTGCCAGGACTTCACCAAACCAGGCTCACGTCTGTGCCATCAACACTTCGAGGATCAGCCTTGGATAATGTCGCAGGTGCCTGTCCCTGTGCCTCCTTTGCCTGTAAAAACTGAAGATAAGAACGATCTTCCGGTTGAGAAGCCTGCACCAATGCCGTACACTGCGCCGACTGCCCCAACACCGGCACCGCCTGGGCCTGTAGCAGCCCCGGCAACCCCTAAGCTGTAGGCGAGCCAGCCCAAACCCTGCTAACGCTGCCTGGGGCCATGCCAGGCAGCACAGCGGCCACTTTTAAGCCCCACTTATAAGGTACAAAGCATGACCAGCATTAATATCCGCCAAAAAGGTGCAAGCGCAGAGCGCGACCTGGCAATCGACCTGAACGTGATCGTTAACAAGGTGCTCAGCGCCAACGGTTACCCGATGCCAGCAAAGCCGATCATTCAGCGCAACCAGAACCAATCTGCCGTTGGCGGTTCCGACCTTACCTTCCCTGTGCCCATCGCCCTGGAAGTGAAACGTCAGGAAGCTTTGTCTATCAATACCTGGTGGCGTCAGACTGAAGTAGCCGCGAAGGAGTTCGGTGGTACACCAATCTTGATCTACCGCCAATCCCGGAAACCGTGGACTGTGGTTATGTACGTTGATATGCCCCTGGCTGGCGGTGTACACTTGTCGGGCGTTCGGGCCACGCTCAGTTACGAGGACTTCAAAACTTGGTTCGAACAACGTTTGATCATTGCCCTTCGTAACGGTGAATGGTCGCCAGTATGAAAGGAGGTATCATGGCTGAAACTTTAGGCCAGAAGCAACGTCGTTTTGTTCGCATGATCGGTCTGCTGATCGAGTATGCTTACCAGAACGGGTATGAGTTGACGTTTGGCGACGCTTTCCGCGACCCGCGTCTCCATGGCGAGATGGGTACGAAGGCCGGTTACGGCGCGGCCAGCAGCAACCACAAGGTTCGCTTGGCAATCGACTTCAACCTGTTCAAGGACGGCAAATTCCTTCAAGGTACCGAGGATCACAGGGTGCTCGGCGAATACTGGGAAAGCATGGGCGGAACCTGGGGCGGTCGCTTCAAAGACGGCAATCACTACAGTTTGGAACACAACGGTTTCAAGTAATAGCAGATTGCCATTGACAAAAAGGCTAACGGTACTTGCGCCCGTTAGCCTTTTTGTTTATTATCACCCGGCTGACACAGAAGGACCATCGAAATGAGCGATCCAAGCAACGACCCAAACTGGTGGATCCGATTTATTGGATACGCTCTGTTTGCTGCCGCTGGCGGTACCGTTGGGCACGTTCTGCGTGTTCTGGATAGCGATCAGCCGGTTCGTTGGGGTAGAGCTATAGCGCAAGGGGTAGGCGCGGGCTTTGTTGGTGTGCTAGTGTTACTGGCATGCCAAGCATTTAGCCTCAGTGAGCAGTGGACAGGGTTGACTGTTGGTGTTTGCGGATGGATGGGTGCAAACGCAACCATCGTGATCCTTGAGAAGCTGGTGTTTAAGAAATTAGGCCTCACTTCTTCCAAACCTACAGACTCGCCGGAGTAACACCGTGATAAAACAAGCTCTCCAATTCGTAACGGACAAACGCCGACTCATCACGGAATATGCCTTGCTCGGATGTGTGGTTGCCATTGGAGGGCTTGCCTTTTCTATGTGGATCTCTCGATCTGAGATTCGCACCGAGCTCGCCAACACTAAGGTTGAGCTCGAAGCCCAGAAAGAACGCGTCATGGTTACTGAGCAAGCGTACCAGACCAACCGCGAAGCTGTTACTGCCTTGCAGAACCTGCGAAAGCTTGACGACGTTACCTTCGCCGAACTTCACCAGTCCCTTGCACGTATTCAGGCGAGTAACACGCTTGTAGACAAACAACTGCAACTGATGAAGGTCCAGAATGAAGAAGTCAAAGTCTTTTTCCGCACTAGCCTTAACACTGCTCTTATCTGCGTGCTCGAGCCCCAGCAATGTGGGCACAAAGACGTATCTGCAAACTGAGTACAAATACATGGCCCCTTCAGCGGGCCTGTTGAAACCCCTCCCGCCTATGACGATTCAGCTGTTAAAAGACGGCGAATCGATGTCCTACAACTATCAGTATTACAAGTCCCGCGCAAAGACCTGCGAAGCTAGCTACGACGCGCTGATCGATTGGCACAAGAAGGCCGCCGAGGCCTACCCTGTCGAAGCTGCTGTGGTTAAGTGAGTATTGCGTGTAGTCCTGGGTTGCCCTATACTCAGGCCCATACTTTGGGGATTTGAATATGTCTGACACTACCTTTTGGAGCGATGAGGCGATGACGCCGGAGCTCTCACTCGCCGAAAAGGCAGTGAGAGACAAGTTCGTCAAAGAATACCTCATTGACTACGACCAGAAGCGCGCTGCTATCCGTTGCGGTTACGGTGAGAGCTTTGCTGGGGCGTACTCCGATAAATTCATGGCTGAGCCATATGTGCTCCAGCAGATTAAAGCCCAGGAACTGGCGTTCGCGGATGACCCTGATGCAGAAGAAGAGTCGACTAAGCGTATCATTCGCGCTGGCCTGCTGCGTGAGGCTAACTATCGTGGTCCTGGTTCTAGCCACTCTGCACGGGTTAACGCCCTGGCAAAGCTAGCTGTGATCCACGACATGGACGCGCCGACCAAGGTTGAGGCTGATATCAACCAGCGTGGCGGTGTGATGATGGTTCCTGGCATTGCCTCTGCTGAAGACTGGGCTGCTACTGCCTCGGCTGCACAGAAGAAACTTCAAGACGAGGCGCTCCTGTGAAGCAAGTTGCCCGCCCTCCTAAAGTTGTATGGTCGCCGTTGCCAGGGTCACAGACCTTGGCGATGTCGTGCCCTGCAAACGTTATTGTCTACCACGGGTCGCGAGGCCCTGGCAAGACTGACGCCCAGCTCCTACGGTTCCGCCGTTATGTGGGCCTGGGTTATGGACGCCACCTTCGTGGCGTTATTTTTGACCGGCAATATAAGAACTTGGACGACTTGGTATCCAAGTCGATGCGTTGGTTCCCTGAGTTCAAAGACGGTGCGCGCTTCCTCAGTTCGAAGTCTGATTACAAGTGGGTTTGGCCTACTGGCGAAGAACTGATGTTTCGTACTGCCCGCCAGGACAGCGACTACTGGGCCTATCACGGCCAGGAGTTCCCGTTCATTGGTTGGAACGAATTGACCAAGTACCCAACGGACACGCTGTTTGAAGCTTTGATGTCTTGCAACCGTAGTTCGTTCCGGCCAGAAGACTATCCAATGTGGTACGACGGTCAAATCTACGACAAGCTGGGCAAAATGATCCTGTGCGACGAGCACGACCGTAACGCACGGTTGCATCTGCTGCCTAAGATCCCGTTGGAAATCTTCGCCACCTGTAACCCGTTTGGCCCTGGGCACAACTGGGTAAAGAAGCGCTTCATCGACGCGTCTAAACCGGGCGAGCTGTTGCAACTGACCACCAACGTGTTCAACCCGCAAAAGCAGATCCGTGAAGACATTGTTAAGTTGCAGACACACATCTTCGGCACCTACCGGGAGAACAAGTTCCTGTCTCCTGAGTATGTAGCCGAGCTGGAAAAGATCAAAGACCCTAACAAGCGCAAAGCATGGCTAGGCGGGGACTGGGATGTTGTGTCTGGTGGTATGTTCGACGACGTATGGGATAAGGACACTCACATCCTGGTGCCGTTTACCATCCCGTTCAACTGGCGCATTGACCGCTCCTTCGACTACGGTTCCAGTAAGCCTTTCTCTGTTGGCTGGTGGGCTGAGTCGGACGGTAGCGACGTGCAGTTGCGTGACGGCAGTTGGATGTCTACTGTGCGCGGCGACCTGTTCCGCATTGCAGAATGGTACGGCTCCACGGGCTCTGCGAACCAGGGCCTTCGCATGCTGTCCACAAAGATTGCAGAAGGCATCGTTGAGCGTGAGTTGCGCATGGGTATCCACAACCGGGTTGAACCAGGGCCAGCGGACAACGCTATCTGGACGGTTGACAACGGAAACAGCCACGCCGCCGACATGGCCAAACCTGTGGTTATCGGTGGGCGTATCTACCCTGGCGTTGAATGGACTCGCTCCGACAAGTCCCCAGGCAGCCGCATCGCCGGATGGGAAAAAGTGCGTATTGCACTGGACGACGGCAAGACGCAAACGTGGTTGGATGAGAAAACACAGACCACCATGCGGGTTCCGCGTGACAAGCCTGGGCTGTTCTGCTTTAATAACTGCAAGCACTTTATTGAGCTGTTCCCGAACCTTCCTCGCGACGAGACTATCCCGGATGACGTTGACACTGACGCCGAGGACCACATCGGTGATGAAGTGCGTTATCGGGTTCTCGCATCTAACGTCGGTGCTCGCACCGGTACCACACGAGGAGGTTCTTAATGTCGGACATCGCACAACTGCACCCCGACTATTCAAAGTACGAAGACAACTGGAAGACGCTCCGCGACTTCTACGAAGGTTCGGACAAGGTCAAGGAGGAGGGTACGCGGTACCTCCCTCCCACAGAAGGCATGCGCATTGACGGAATGAAGGCTGGTGAATACGGCCTGGAGTCCTATCAGGCCTATAAGCAGAGGGCACGGGTACCAGAATACGTCTATGACGCAATCGAAACCCTGGTCGGTCTTATGCACCAGAAGGACGCCATTGTTGAGCTCCCGCCTCAACTGGAGTACCTGCGCGACAAGGCTAGCGCCATTGGCGAGCCCCTGGCAGCCCTGCACCGCCGTATAAACGTGGAACAGCTTACTACCGGGCGCCTGGGCCTCCTGGTAGACATGCCCCGCGTAGTGGACCAAGCAAAGCCACAGCCGTACATCGCCCTATACCCTGCTGAATCGATCCGCAACTGGGACAACCGGGAGCACAGTAATAACCACGGTGAGTTGAACATGGTTGTGCTGGACGAATCCGGTGTGGTACGCGAAGACATCTTCAGTTGGAAGATTGAAAAGCGTTACCGTGTGCTGGTGCTGGGCAACCCAGGTGTAGACGACCCCGCTGGTACTTACAGTCAGGCCGTGTTCAAAGACGACGCGCTCAGCTTTGACGCTTCCGCGTTGCGTGAGCCAAACCTTCGCGGCAAGACCCTTGAACACATCCCGTTCGTGTTCATCAACACGAAAGACCTGTTGTCTTCGCCGGACGTGCCACCTTTGAAAGGTCTTGTGGAAACCTGCAAAGGCATTTATCAGTCTGAGGCAGACTACCGCCAGAACCTGTACATGCAGAGTCAAGAGACCCTGGTTGTGGTGGGTGGGGTGCGCAGCAACGCCGACCGGGCTGGGGGCGAGGGTGCTATCCGTGTTGGTGCTGGCGCACGCATTGACGTTGAGAAGGACGGCGATGCTAAATACATCGGGGTTAGCTCGGCAGGTCTGAGCGAACAACGACAAGCGTTGACAACCGAGCATGACCGCGCTAAGCTTAAGGCCGGTCAATTGGTTCAGAACAACGGCAGCCAGATGGAATCGGGTTCGGCTTTGACAACTCGTTTCAATGCTCAAACCGCCACCCTCAACCAGATTGCACAAACAGGTGCAGCGGGGCTTGAAAAAGCATTGCGAGTTATTGCACAATGGCTAGGCGCTGACGAGACTAAAGTCAAAGTCACACCAAACACCGAGTATGTGGACTTCAACCTGGATGGTCAGAACTTCGTGCAGCTGATGACAGCTCGCCAGATGGGTCTGCCTCTCAGCATCGAAAGCATCCACGCCGTGATGGCGGACCGCGGAATGACGGTCATGGATCTGACGAACGAGCTGGAGACTATCCGCAAGGAGAACACCGAACTCAAGGACCTGCTGCCACAGGCTGCCGCACCGGGTACACCGGGCGCAGGCGGGGCACCAGGGGCAACAAAGCCAACCGGCAAAGAACCACCAGCGCAATGATGCGCTAACAACAGGGCGCCATGTGGTGCCCTGCACAATGCGGGCATGAGCCCAGGAGCAAACATGAAACTGAAGTACAAGTACACCAAAGCAGAGGATATCCCGGAAGGCTTCGAGTCCCTCTACACCGAGAAAGGCGGCGAGTTCGTCCTGACCGGCGTTGAAGGTATCAAGACCCAGGAAGACACCGATCGTCTGCAACGCTCCCTGACCGCTGAGCGCACCGCGCACAAAGCGACCAAAGATGCTTTCAAAGTTCTCGACGGCATGGACCTGGAAGACGTTGTTAGCAAGCTGGATCGTTTCGACGAGCTGGAAGCCCTGGCCGGTGGCAAGGACACCAAAGACGTTGACGCGATTGTCGAAACCCGCATCAAGTCCCGTCTGGCCCCGCTGGAACGTGAGCGCGACACCCTGAAGGCCAAGGCCTCCGAACTGGAAGGCAAGGTCAACGAGTTCGAAACCCAGGGCAAGACCCGCACCGTTCACGACACCGTGCGCCAAGCTGCTGCCAAGCTGAACATCCTGCCGTCCGCGATCGAAGACGCCCTGATGCTGGCCGACCGTAATCTGGTGGTCGCTGAAGACGGTACCGTTGTGGTTAAAGAAGGTGCTCGTGGCTTCACCCAGTCCGTGGACGTTGACACCTGGATGACCGAAGTTCGCGAAGCCCGTGCTCACTGGTGGCCTGCTTCGGAAGGTGGTGGCGCCAACGGCGGTCACACTGGTGGCGGTGGCGCTAACCCGTGGTCGAAGGCTGGCTGGAACATGACCGAGCAGGGCAACCAGTACCGCGCCAACCCGACCAAGGCGCAGAACATGGCGAAGGCTGCTGGCACCTCCATCGGTGGCCCTAAACCTGAAAAATAAGCTGTAAGGGTTGACACCGATAATGGCTCATGTTACCGTCTTTGGCAGTGGCATGAGCCGTTAGTTTGAAATGAAGCAGGTCATGTGACGGCTTCTATACCTGTTTACCACATCAATTTAAGGAGCCTGATATGGCTGCTGGCGTAACTCGTATCAGTGACGTTGTCGTACCGGAGATTTTCACTCCGTATGTACAGCAACTCACTCAGGAAAAATCGCGTCTGATTCGTTCCGGCGCGGTAACTGTTGACAGCGAACTGTCTACCCACCTGGGTGGTGGCGGTCTGACCTTCAACACCCCGTCCTTCAAGGACCTGGACAACGACGAAGAGAACGTTTCCACCGACGATCCTTCGCAGAACTCCACCCCGAACAAAATCGGTACCGCGACCGAGATCCAAGTGCGATTGTCCCGGAACAACTCCTGGTCGAACATGGACCTCACCACCACCCTGGCCGGGGCAGACCCGATGCAAGCCATTGCCAACCGCGTATCCGAATACTGGATCCGCCGTCTGCAACGCGTCTTCATCGCCACCCAGGCAGGTATTTTCGCAGCCAACGCCCTGGCCTCGCCAGTTGGCGGCGCGCAGAACGACCTGACTCACAACGTGTCCGGCGCGTCCTTCGTCAACGGTGTGACCAACTTCACTACCGAAGCTTTCATCGATGCGTGCCTGACTATGGGCGACTCGATGGACTCGCTGGGTATGATCATGGTTCACTCGGTGGTCTATGGCCGCATGCAGAAGAACAACCTGATTGACTTCATCCCTGATGCACGCGGCGAAGTAATGATCGCCAGCTTCCTGGGTCGCGAAGTGATCGTCGATGACAGCATGCCGAACGCTGGTGGCGTGTTCGAGTCGTGGCTGTACGGTACTGGTGCGTTCCGCTTCGGTGCTGGTTCGCCTGCTGTTCCGACCGAAGTTGACCGCAAGGCCAGCTCCGGTAACGGTAGCGGCCAGGACATCCTGCACAACCGCGTTGAGTGGTGCCTGCACGCAGTAGGCCACGCCTACATCGGTACCCCTGCCGCTGGTGGCCCGTCCAACGCCAACACCGCCAACAACCTCGCCGCTGCCGCGTCGTGGGGTCGTGCGTGGTCGGAGCGTAAGATGGTGAAGATCGCCCGACTGATCACCCGCGAATATTGATTCGTAGGTAACTAGAAAAAGCCCACTTCGGTGGGCTTTTTTGGAGGAATGATATGTACGCACGCTATGTCCGTCTCCGCAAGTTTGACGCCCTTCGCCACAGTCGCAAGTTCCTTGCATGGTTGTCTGTCCAGGCTGCAAAGGTTGGCGTGACCGCCAAGCAACTGTTTGAAGGTTACATGGTAGGCTTGAGCCTGTCTGCTGAGCAGATTGAAGGCCTGCCTGCTGGTACTGCCCCGGCTGTTACTAGCGTCACTGTGACCGGAACCGCCCAGGTGGGCCAAGTGCTGACCGCCACTGCTGTGGTCACCGGTAGCCCTACCCCGACCAAAACCTACTCCTGGCTGATCAACGCCCTTGAGGTTGGTACCGCCAGCACCTATACCCCAGTGGTCGGTGACATCGGCGAAACTGTGACTTGCAAAGTAACAGCGGTCAACGGCAAGGGTACGGCCAACGCCACTTCAGCCGCAACGGCAGCGGTTATTGCATAGTAGGTTCAGACCTGCTATGCTCTTTCCACACCACTTCATGTTAGAGGTTTCAAATGTCTGATAAGATCAAAGCGGCCCTGTTGGCCCTGGACGTAACGAATGACAACCACTGGACCAACGACGGCGCCCCGCGCATCGACTCGTTGAAGATTGCAGTCGGTAACCCGTCGCTGACCCGCGAGGACGTGAACGCTGCTGTCCCTGGCTTCAGCCGCGCAACCGCTGGCAACTTCGCCGAGACTGGTACCAGTGGCGTGGCGCCAGCGCCTACCCCAACCCCAGGCGAAGCCCCGGTTACCGCCACCAGCGCGGCACAGGCCGCACCCATGGCCGAAGAGCTGCCGAACCTGGGTGGCGAGCCCCTGGCAGAACCTGCGCCTAGTGTCCGCCAAGTCATGGCCCTGCCCGACGTTACCGGCATGAACCTGGAAGAAGCGAACGAGTTCTTGTCGCAGCTGATGGACGTGCGCTCCCAGGTGCAGCAAGCTATCCCGGAAGTGCAGAACCAGATTGCCCGCCTGGAACACGAACACAAGGTCGCCACCGGCACCGACAACCACAACCCGATCCAAGCCTACTTGGCGAATCAGGTCAAGATCGGTGAAGAGCGTGCGGCCTTGCGCTTGACTGTTGAGGAGTCGGGTGTTAACCTGCGTGAACTCAGCGAGCGCCTCGGTGCTTCGCCAATCGATCAGGCGTTGGCTTCCCGTAAACGTCAGACCCGTCAGCTCAAGTAAGGATCACCCAAATGCCGAAGTTCGCTGGTTGGAACTCCCCCGCTAAAGTTAAACGCGTGCTTCAAGCAACGCTATATCTTGCGTCAAAGCGCCGGAGGGCCAGCCTCGAACTTCCGCCTCAACCTCCTGAAGGAGGTCAATGATGGCCGCTGTAGTCGAAGACGGAACCGGTAAGCCGGACGCGAACAGCTATGTCAGTGCGGAGTATGCTCTTGACTACTTCACATTGCGCGGCAATGAAACCTGGACCTTTGCCTCTGCACCCGAACAGGTTGTGGCTATCGTACAGGCTACGGACTACATTGACGCCCGTTGGGGTTCGTTACTGGCGTCCGTGCGCACTACCGATACCCAGGCACTAGAGTTCCCGCGTAAGGCGTGGGAGGGTATGCCTGAAACATTGAAGAAGGCCTGTTGTGAGTACGCTTTGCGTGCGCTGCTGGCTCCCCTGGCACCAGACCCGGAGTTCGATGAAAGTGGCCGCACAGTCTCGGAAACTAAGGAAAAAGTTGGCCCTATCACAGAAGAGAAAAAGTACCTTGACCAGGGGAACGGAATCTTGTGGCGGGTATACCCATCTGCTGACGCCCTTATGCGTCCGTTGCTCAGTATTGCAGCCTCTTCTGGACGAGTAGTTCGCAATGGCTAACCACACGAAGTTCCTCAACCTTGCAACCAGACTTATCAAAAAGCACGGGCGCTCTATGACGTTTGTGAAAATCGTGTCGGGTAGCGCTGATCCGGATAAGCCATGGAAAGGTACCGGGGCCACGGACGTCACGCTCGCCACAACCATCGGCGTCATGGTCCCGTTCCGGGGCAACGACTTCGGTTCGCTGTGGCAGGACTTTGACCTTAGCAAGACGGCCGACGAAGTTGTCTTGGTGGCGGGTGTGCCTGGGGTTGACCTGCTGCAAGCCCACAAGCTTCTGGACGGCACTGAGCGTAAGATCGAATGGGTGCAGCACCTGAAGCCCGGTGACCTCACCATTATGTACGCCTTTGGGGTGAACCGATGAGCGATACCTTTAGCAGCGCTCGGGACGTCATTCTAGGCATCTTCCTGGCGCAGTGGAGAATATCAAACCCTACCGGTGTGATGGACTTCCAGGACAAGCCTTTTGAACCGCCCACTGGAACGGTGCCCTGGTGCCGTGTTACACTTCGGCACGGGCCAGCGGCTCAGTCGTCGTTAACTGGACCGCTAGAGCAAAGCAAACGCTTCACCAATACAGGGTCATTGTTCTTGCAACTGATGGCCCCGGTTGGCGAAGGCTTAGACAGCTTGTATGCCCTGGCCCAGCCCCTGGCGACGGCCTACCGCACCGCAAAACACGGTAATGTCTGGTTCCGAAACGTCCGGATAGACGATGGTATCCCTACTCGGGGTCCATGGGCACAGATCAACGTCATCGTGGATTTCACATACGATACAATCAACTGATGGAGGCCTACAATGGCTGAATGTCCAAAGTATAAAATTGACTCCAACGACACGGGCCTCCGCTTTGCCGTGGAGGAGTGCCTGAAGCAACTGCCCGCGACTGGCGTTATCTGGAAGGCTCAAGAGCCGGACAGCTACGGCGACTTCGGTTCGACGACCACCACCGTGGCCCGCAACCCGATCAACCCAACCCGCCAGCGTAAAAAAGGCGTTGTAACCGACAAAGATGCGTCCGCGTCGTACACCACCGACCTCACCAACAACAACCACCAGGAGCTCCTACAGGGCTTCATGTTTGCTGCTGCTCGCGAACGTGCCACCACCGTGCCTGTGGGCCTGCCTGTTGTGCCTGTGACCGCTGTGTCGGCTACTACTGGTTTTGCGATGGCGAGCGCTACAGCGTCTCTGTTCGTTGCCGGTATGTTGGTTTTGACTTCTGGTTTCGCCAACCCTGCGAACAACGGTCTGAAGCTCGTCACCACTGGAACTGCTGGCAACGTGATGGTGGATGGCCTGATGGCTGAAGCCTCGCCACCTGCTGGTGCGTCGGTACAGTGCGTCGGTCGACAAGGTGGTGCGTTTAACATCACCGTGGCAGGTGGG